TTACCACGCTGCAGGGAATCACCCTGAGCATCGCGGTTCACCAGACCGTTGGTGCCGATGGCTTGAATCAGCGAGTAGTACTGACGGGGGTTCAGAACACCCACACGACCGTCGCTGGACACGCCCTTCTCATCCATAGCAGCAGCAGCGTCATAGAACGCAGCCACCAGAGCGGAAGAGTCGAAAGCATCGGAATCGTTGGCAGAAGTACCAACGCGGATTTGAGTACCACCGGGCTCAACAAAGTTAGCCTTGGTGATCGGGCTGGCTTGACGAGCGCCACGAGCGATAGCACGGAAGATATAACGGTCATACTTCTCAGCGAGAGCATAGCCGATCTTACGGGAAATCTCAGAACGCAGATCGTAGTGAGCCAGCACTTCATCCAGCTCATACACGAAGGCAGAGCTGATCAGAAGGTCATCACAGGTGATGGTCTTCTCAGCCACCGGAGGCGCACCATCGGAGTTGCCAAGGATGGCGTTACCGGGGGTGTGGAACTCAGCAGTGGTGCGACCCGTGTAGATGAACTGCAGGGATTTGCCGTTCTTCAGGGTGCGCTTCATAACCAGATCACGAGCAATCGACTCGTGCTGGAAACCTTTGAACATCTCGCCGCTAAAAAGCTTGAGATACAGAGCACGGGCGTCGCCCGCACCATTATCCTGACCAGGACGAGTCAGGCTCGTGGTCAGGGTAGAAGTTTGATGTGCCATTGAAAGAGAGAAAGAAGTTGTTTACTTGCTCTCCAAACGTTTGGAAAAAAAATGTGTAGCCATATTGTGTTGTCGTCTTTCCGACTGTCAACGGCTAAGGGTGTCGGCGTACCGGCCTCAGCCAAGGAAAGGAGAGTCCGACTCTGAGGTGCTCTCCTTACGATTTACTCAGGTTCTTCCTGAGTCTCTTCTTCTTCAGTTTGTTCTTCTTCTTGCACTTCAGGCTCAGGACTGTAACGCGTTACAAAAGCTTGAAGTTGAGAGGATTGATGTGCCACGATTACCCAATAGCAGGAGCAGTCAAAGCCACAGGAGTGGTTTCAGCTGCAGCAAGATCAAGCGGGAAGTTATGAGCATTCCGCTCGTGCATCACTTCAAAGCCAAGGTTAGCTTTATTCAGAATGTCTGCCCAAGTATTAATCACGTGGTTCTTATTGTCAAGAAGTGATTGGTTGAAGTTAAACCCATTCAGGTTAAACGCCATGGTAGACACGCCAAGAGCAGCAAACCAGATGCCAACCACCGGCCAAGCAGCCAGGAAGAAGTGCAGGCTACGGGAGTTATTGAACGAAGCGTACTGAAAGATCAAACGTCCAAAATAGCCATGAGCGGCAACAATGTTATACGTCTCCTCTTCTTGACCAAATTTGTATCCATAGTTCTGAGATACTTCTTCAGTCGTTTCACGAACAAGGCTAGACGTAACCAAACTGCCGTGCATTGCGCTAAACAGCGACCCACCAAATACACCCGCGACTCCAAGCATGTGGAAGGGGTGCATCAGGATGTTGTGCTCAGCCTGGAACACCAGCATGTAGTTGAAGGTTCCCGAGATACCCAAAGGCATAGCATCAGAGAAGCTTCCTTGCCCAAAGGGATAGACAAGGAATACAGCGGTAGCAGCCGCCACCGGGGCAGAGTATGCGACAAAGATCCAGGGCCTCATCCCTAGTCGATAGCTAAGTTCCCACTCTCGTCCCAGGTAAGCATAGATGCCAATGAGGAAGTGGAACACTGTGAGCTGGAATGGACCCCCGTTGTAGAGCCATTCATCAAGTGAACTAGCTTCCCAAATTGGGTAGAAGTGAAGTCCGATGGCATTGCTGCTCGGAACGACGGCTCCCGATATGATGTTGTTTCCATAAAGAAGACTCCCTGAGACGGGCTCACGGATGCCATCAATATCGACAGGAGGAGCCGCAACGAATGCAAGAATAAAACAGGTGGTAGCTGCAAGCAGGCAAGGAATCATAAGGACTCCAAACCACCCAACATAAAGACGGTTGTTAGTGCTGGTTACCCAGCTACAAAAACGGTCCCAGTTGGACTGAGACCGGGGAGCTGCAAGAATAGCAGTCATAGTTGAAGTTAGTTAAGACGGGTTACTTTTACCCTTCCAACTCCAGAGTTAGTGAGACCGATAGCATCAGCCGCACCTTTACTGAGATCCAATCCTCTGCCATGAGCATAAGGACCGCGATCATTGACCCGAACAACGGCACACCGTTTGAAGCAAGCTTTAAGCTTAGTTCCAAATGGGAGTGTCTTGTGCGCTGCAGTAAGGCCGTTTTGATTGTACCGTTCACCGTTAGCGGTGAGGTTTCCATGGAAGCCAGGACCGTACCAACTGGTGATCACCGACAGAGTAGTTAGAATAGGAATCATAGTTAATAAGCAAAGAACTTTTATATTGCTTACTACTTAATCCCGTCACAACACGCGCAGCAATGACGGGAGTACTGCGCTATTTCTTTTTAGCAGTCTTAGCTGCTTGCTTGAATTGTTTAGCAGTCGGAGCACCGGCAGTACCGGGCTTCCTCATCTTTTCTCCACTGCCTTGTTCAATGCGTTTCCGCTTGGCGTGGATGTTTGCATAGAGTCCAGGCTTAGCCATTTAGCATTTCCATTTACGAAGGGCAAGTGCTTTACGAGTAGGTCTTCCTTTCTCATCTTTCATTGGACCTTTAACACCAGACATGCGGGCACAGAAGCTACGCTTACGTGGTCCACCTTCTGGTTGAGGAGCCTTGAGATTAGAGCCGGTCTCTCGATTATATTTAGCACGACCAGCGGCTGTAAGGCCGCCAGTACGTGATTTGTGTTTACCAATTTTTAGGCTAACACTATTAGCCATTACTTTTTAGGTTGTTTCTTTTGCACCTTTTTGCCAGTCTTAGCTGCTTCTTTTTTAGCAGCTGCCATACCAGCAGGAGTATAGGCGAACTCCTTAGATCCAACTTTCGGCATTACTTTTTCTTCTTAGATTTACCAGCTTTGTTAAGAGCAATAGCAACAGCTTGTTTCTGAGGATAACCCTCAGTCTTCATCTGTTTAATGTTAGCAGAGACAGCCTTGTCAGACTTACCTTTTTTAAGTGGCATTACCAAATACCAGGGATGATTTGACCAGTCAGCGCGTAAGCGCCAAGAGCAGCCATGACGCCAAGCATAGCCAGGCGACCGTTGATGAGTTCGGCACGCTCATTATGAGGAACAGTATAGTCTTTGTCAGTGTACATGGTGGGTTCAATAGGCCAAAGGTTAGTGTCGTTCATCAAAACTCTACATCAGAACGTTCAAGCTTTTCAATCACATCCTGACGATAAGCAGGATCGTTATCATAACGAGGATCAGACATAGCACGTACAAGCTCAGCTTGGCTACGGAATGCGTCTTGTGACCGAGCGGGTTTACCACTCAGCAGTTCTCCTTCAACTCCCATAGCGTCAGTATAGCGATAGTACAGTGCTTGCAGTGCAAGCTGGATAGCGTTAGTGTTGCCAGATTCAATGAGAGAATCGAAAGCTTCGATCTCACCTTCACTGAAGTTTTCTGCTGCCCAACTGGTCAGCTGATTGTAAGCGGCTTGACCGCCTACAGAGTTTTGAAGTTGATTAACTTCTTGGTTGCTAAGCTCTCGGCCTTGAACGGACGGTTGGTTAGCTTGCATCTCAAAGTAGGCTTGCACCAGATCCTGAGATGACATTTGAGAGAATGCTTCAAGCGTCTCTGCACTCAGTTCCCCTTTCTCTGAATACTCATCACCGGCAAGTGAAAGCAAATCAGCCAGGTCACTGTAATCCCGACTTTCTTCTTCAGCTGGTTCTTCTTCATAAGTGTCCTCTTCAACGGACTCCTCACGATTGTTACCACCCAGTTTCTTTTCAAGCTCCATATAAGCTTTCTCAAGATCCTGAGCGTTCTTATATTTACCAGCCAGCATACCCTCGTGTTGAGCCATCAGCTCTTCACCGATAGCAAGGGAATCAGCTTCGTCGGATTCAATAGACGACATTACTTCTGCATCAGGAGTAGCGTCGTAGCTCAAAATTTCTGCCATAAAAAGTTATTGCATTGGTGGAACGGATTGTTGACTGCCCAAGTATTGAGCAACAGCTTCTTCCGCATTAGGGTTTTTGGACGGGTCAGCCATAGGAACTTTCAGCATATCAGGCAGTTGTTGCATTTGCATCATCTGTTGCTGTTGACCCATGGCTTGTTGACGCTCAGCTTGACGCTGATCCATCGACTTAACAAGGTTCAGTACATCAATACCCTGTGCAGCTGCCAAGCGTTTGATTGCTTCGTCTGCATTGATGAACTGCAGCATCTGGTCAGGACCAAGTGCTTGAGAGATTGTAGCAATGAAGGTAGTGAGAGATTCACGATCTTGTCCTCTACCAAGAGCATTGATACCAGCAACGATGGTTGGGTTCACAAGATCCTTAGGAATCTTAGGCAGCTCACCAGTACGTTGCAGAACCAGAAGCTTACGGTTGAGGTAAGGGATCAGGAACTCTACAGTCAACAGGGAGAACAAGCCACCCAGCTGCTGTTCCAGCTCCATCTGAGTAAGGCGAACCTCTTCAGCAGTTGTCCGTTCAGACTGGCGAACAGTCAGCACAAGGAATGCTTCCGAGATGCGACGCTCAAGAGATGCTGCAAGATTAGCAGCTGTGCTGAAGTCAGCGGTCTTACCAACTTGGATAACACCAATGTCATCAGGCCGTCCTTGAACGATTGCTCCGTTGCCTGCCTGGGCGATTGTCTGGGGTTTAGTGGTGCTTGAGGGTGATACCACGAAGACCACTTTAGCGGCTGCTGCAGAGCCTTCTACGAGTGCCTGAGAGAGTGCATCAAGAGACTTGAGATCACCCAGGAACTCTTCGACTCTACCTCGTCCGTAGTTCTCACCATCGACAGAGTTAAACCGAAGAACCAACCAAGGGTTAGCATCTTTAGGAGCCTTACCTTCAGTGCCAGGAACTCGCTTACCAAACGCTTCTTGATGCCACAACCAACGGTTGTTATCAAGACGTACGTGGGTGTACACTTCTACGTCATCTTCATGAGCGTAGTTGCGTTCATTAACTTGATAGTCTTTTTCTTGAAGCTCTTTAGGAAGAAGCTTCTTGTTAATCAATTCTTTGGTGACGATCTCAATTACGTTACCGTTGCCATCTCGATCCACTACGTAGCGGTTCAATGGGTAATGCTTAAGCCCATCCTTGCCCATGTAGATAAGTGCATTGCCACCAACAACAAGGTGTTTGATGGCTTGGTGAACAACAACACGATCACTGGAAGCAGCAATCGAGTCCATCACCATGCGTTCAATCTTGGCAAAGCTTAGGTCAAGTTCAGAACGGATCTCAGCAGGCAACTCAGTGCCAAGCTTATCATCACGAATTTGAAGCTTGAAGAAAGTAGTTTGAGGTGGAAGCAGTGCAAGCATAAGCTTAGCTGCCAACGTGACTACTGACTTAGCACCTACTGATTGCCAAGGTTGCTTAAGGGACTTGTGGGAAATCCTGTGCTCATCACGTTGGATGAGATAAGGAATCGTAAGCTCAGAGCATTCAACCGCAGTTTGGAGAAAGTTAGTACGGTAACTACTTAGATGATCGTACCTTGATTTAGCGTTCATCTAATTAACCAATGTTAGTTCCGCTTGTACCCAGGTCAACATTAGTGCCAGGGGTACGATTAATACGAAGAGAAGAGATACTAGCAGTTTTACCTGGAGCTTTTTGCCGGGTACGCATTAGCGGAGTCGTGGCTTCAGCAGCGGTTTTTACTTTCATGGGAGCTTTAGAAGTCTCTGCAATCATTTGAAGTGCAGCTACTTGTTGTTTGTTAGCCTCTTCTTGGAAAGCTCGCATACGTTCTTCTTGAGCGCGACGCTCACGTTCAGCAATCTCTCGCATGGCTCCAGCTTCAGCAGCTGCCCGACGCTTTTCCTCTTCAATGTGATGCCGTGGTCTGCCTCCACACATAATTTAATCCTCTTGGGTAAGACGTGTTCGTATCCACTCCACAACACTTGCTTGACCAGACCGATACATGATCTGGTTAAGCGAAGTGTCAGGAGTAGGGTTGATGGGTGGATAAAGTTCCTCTAGCTCAGCCAACAACTTTTCAACAGTCAGAAGGTTAAGCGTATTGAGGGAGGTTAGGGTTTGCATGTTCAAAGAACGCTGGCATCCGTGCTCGTTTAGTATCAGAAAGCTCAGGAGCTTTACCTTCATACATCAGGCGATCACTTGCATCCAGCCAAAATTTTTTGTTTAGATATTTATTGGAGTCTACCCCAGAAAGGGGTTGCATCACCCAATTTATAGTTGCTTTACGCAGTTTATCAAGAGAAGGAGAGACACTAAGCCCCAGCTCACGACAAACAAGGCTATTGGTAGCAACGTGAACTTGTTCATCACGACTAATGTCTGCGCTTACAGTCCTCAGTCCTGCGTCACCATTGAAACGGAAAAAGGGGAGAAGGACGAAGAAAATTGCACGTTCGGCCACCATTGCTTTGAGGACCGTGTGATCTGGATGTTCAATCCATGCATCCCTAAGTCGGATGGCTTCGGATTCAGCCTTCTCATCCACGCCCAAAGCGTTGGCGATGTAACCGAGTGCGAGATCATGCTTTTCCTCGTCCCGGATATTGGATTGTAGTAAACCCACTGACGCTGCTGGAACTTCATTCTTTAGAGCTTCATTGATAAAATCACCTACAGGCAACTCCATGTGACGGAGAGCCAAGGCACGATAGATAGTTTCTTCAGCACCTTCAACCAGTTGACCAGCAGTGGTTTGAACAGGAGTCCAGGTGCGCTTACGATTAAGGAGTTTTTGATAGGGGTTCATTCGCCGCAATTACAATCAGGAGCAGGATCATCATCTCTATCATAGAGAATGGACTCCAGGTAATTGTCTACTTCAGACTCTTCCAATGCAGCGTAAGCATTGGTCTTGTCTTGTGTATCACCCATTACCTGAAGCGAATAATAAAGGGAGGTTTGCGGAGAAGCAAGCCACTCTTCGATAAACGCTTCATCATAGGTGATCACATCAGACCAACTATTGAAGCTGTAACCGTGAAGAAGTCCCGTGCGGTTTAGCATCGTCATGATGCCGTTCGCGACTTTCTTATAATCTTCCCAGCCAACTTCAGACGCGATCTCAACAGGACCGTAGTCAAAGCTCTGGACGCCAAACGTACCGCTGTCACGGTCCACATGGCGGGCAATGGGAGGAGCGATCTCGGGGCAGGTGGTGTACCCCTCAAGATCAGTGTAACGATAACTGCAGGAAGCCGTAGGAGCAATAGCAAAGGCTCGATCCATACGGTTGTACTTAGCTACCTGAGCAGCAGAGTTAATAGCAGAACGCAACTCATGGGCAAGTACAGTAGCAGCTGTGCTTTGATGAGGCTGATAACTATTGATAGTTTCCAGTGCTTCACCAAACTGTTTGTAGGTTACTCCATGGTAGCGGAGAAAGTTGGCGAGCCCAAGCATTCCGAGACCGATTTGGCGATCAGTCTCCGGAGGGAGGTATTCTCCGCTATCTCCCACGCCAGTTTCTGCGTGGAGTTGGCACAGCTGGGACATTCCGGTGACAAATGCAGTTTGAAGGTCGTGGAGTTCACACTGGCCGAGGTTAATATGCTGCAGAAGACATGTTCCCCGTGAGGGCAGATATACCTCCAGGCATACGTTTCCCCTAATTCTCTTTCCATCTTTATCAACTTTAGTTTTGTTCAGCCAAATGTCACCACGCTTAATCCCTTCAAGCAATGCGTTCTTTACTTGCTGTGTGGCGGTCTCCCACCAGTGCGGATTAACATTGACACAACGCTTGACCCAAGGTAGATCAGCGCGGCTAGCTGTAATAAATTCCAGAACGTCGGGATGATTAAGATCCAGATGACAGACGACAGCGCCATTCTTATAAACGCCTCCGCGCCTTAGGATTTCATTGAGAGTGGAGTAAATTTTAGCAAACGATACAGGGCCTGATGCAACCAGACCTTTGCCGTTCTCTTCACCTTTCGGACGAAGCTTGCTGAGATGAACAGCGACGCCTGCACCAAAACGTAATGCATGGCTAACAAATCGCCAAGACGCTTCAATTCCATTTGGACCTTCCATTTCGTCCTCCACCACAAAAACAGTGCAGGAGACAGGTAGGCGGGAGGTGGGATCGTCAATCCAAGACTGCACACGCCCAGTACGAGCGATTGTTTCTTTCTGTGGAGCGGACATTATTAAACGAGATCAGTAAGGGTAGGGGGTTGATAGTTTGGTCCTTTGAGAACCTTGCCGTCTTCACGGCGAATCGGTTGACCATCCTCACCGAGTTTGGTCATGTTGCTGATGTGTACTCGGTTAAGGGCTTCATCAAGATCCCATCCAAGATTCTCAGCGTATTGATAGCAGACATAAACAAGGTCTGCAAGCTCTTTCAAACAATCAGCAGCGTTGATAGTATAGTCCTTGATGAGTTGATTTTCAGCATCAAGAAACTCCTTGAACTCTTCAACGATCAAAGTCCTCTGACCAGTCCGTGAAGCTGGACTCATACTGTTGTTGACCTGGAAACTTTTCCGGAACTCCTTTGCTTGGTCGCTGATGAAGGATTTCGTTTTCAAGTTCATTTTGTAGGTAGTGGATTGCTTTACGTAGATCAGAGATGCGGCTGTCTTTATATCCCGCACGACAAATGTATTTAATGGCGTTACCGAGGTGGAAGTTCAGTCCTTGGTCTCGGACGAAATCCCAAACTTGGATAGAACCTCTTCGATAGTATTTGGGTCCAGTTGAGTTGGTGTCGGCCAATGTTTTACAAGATTAGAGAGTGAATTACCGAGAACGAAGCACTGCCGTTGAAGAGCAAGGAAAAGAGTGATAATAGAATCAACCTCTCCCTTGGAACTATTCAGGGCATCTTCAATCTGACGCATCTTGAACTGCTGCTCCATTGTCAGTTCGACAATCGGAGGGGGCGGTCCATAGTTTGACGGTGTTAGTGGTGAAGTCATAATCGGTGTGCTGAAGGATCTTTGCGAGCCTGGCATTTTGAAGGGCAACGGACTCATCAAGATCCTTGCTGGCAAAAGCGTTGACGACTGAAGACCAGGAGTATCCATTTTCTTCAAAGAAAGCTTCCGCCCTTTTGATTCCGAATCCAGGAACTCCGCTGTAGCCATCAGTTTGGTCGCCAGCCAACGTTTGAATGTAGTGCCAACGCTCACCTTCTTCTTTGGTGATTGTGATAACTCCAGTAGATAAATCATACAGGTCTCCAGGTATCTGTCGCATGTCTTTATCAGGACTACAAATGATGTGTCCTGGTTCTTTAGTAGCGTAGATGCCAAGGGCATCGTCTGCCTCTAACTCAGGCATTACAACAACGTTGTATTCTTCCTTGAGTTTGTTGATGACCCGGCGATAGCCGCACGGCTTCTTTCGATTTCTATGTCCTTTATACGCTGGATCAATACGTTTACGAAAGTTGATACTATCAGTAAAAAACAAAATAGAATCATCGAAGTTTCCAAGGTCACTTGCGATTTTGTATAACTCTCGTTCGACCATGTTGTAGGCTTCGGTGAAGCGACTTGTGACGACGATAACGTCATCTCCCCAGTCGATTTCAGTTTCGTTGGCGGCGCAACATTTATAAACAATGAAGTCTGCATCTATCAGTAGACTCATTTACCTTGTCCTCGCTTGAGCTTACGCCCATGCGAAGGAAGACTGCGGGTGCCGTTACCTTGATGGGTGCGTTTGAATTTGGCACGAGACTTAAATTGAACCCGGCCAAGGGTGGTTTTAGATTTGACTGCCATTAGTGTACTTCACTCCAGTTGTTCCCGACTTGGGCTTCTGCTGCGATGGGGATTCGTAGGTCGTAGAAGCGTCCAGCCTCTTCAGCTGAGCGTACCAAGGATGTTCGTAGTTGATCCACGTGTCCGGGATCACATTCAAATTGCAATTCGTCATGTACAAATGCTAGTTGTGAGCAGCATAGCTCACGTGTATTCTCGTAGTTGATAAGCATCCATCGCTTGGCAATTACACCAGCGGATCCTTGCAAGAGGTAGTTAAGGGCTTTGTGGCTACCATCAACAAGGCAGCGGCGATCGTCACACAGGTTGATGTAACCAGATTCTGCCTTGGACTTAACCGCAGTAACCAGCTTCTCAAGTCCAGGAACTGCATCCATGTAAGCCTGACGTATCTCTTTACCCTTTTTCTTTGCATCTTTTTCATTGAGTTGAGGATCATAGCTTCTTCCCAACTTGGCATCGCCAGCCCCGTATAAAAAGGCATACGTTACTGTCTTGACTTGTTTACGGCTAATTCCGATCTTGTCGGCATTCTCTTGGTGAATGTCACCGTTGAGAAGAACGTCTGCATACCTGCCTCCATCATATCGAGCCAGATAGTGGGCAAGCATTCGGAGTTCAATGCCTGCGAGATCAGCACCGACCATAACAAGGCCAGGAGTAGCGCAGAATAGCTTTCTAAAATCAGCGTCACTGGGAACTTGAGCTAAGTTAGGTTTGCGGTGAGCACATCGGAATGTGTTCGTGGCTACGGAACAGTGGTGATGAATACGGTTGTCTCTTACTAACTTCAACCAGGCATTGATGCCTTCGGACAACATGCCAAGCTGTTTCGTTAGTTCAAGGCAACGGAAGAAATCAAGAGCGATTGGCGTACCAATGTCTTTCAATACAACTTCATCAATCGTGGGTTTGCCTTTATCTGTGAACTCTGTAGGTTTCCAGCCGTAATACTGCTGCATCACCCACGCGATGTGATCACGAGATGTAGGGTTGAACTCCTTTAGCCGGGTGAAGGGGCATCCTTCAACGTAGCCAGAAGTTTTGTTATTTCGCTTAGGAGTAAATTCCGATCCTGCAATGAGAGGATGCCTCTCTCGTAGTGATCCTGTAATAGATTCCAGTTCGCTTCGGAGAGTAGATTCAAGCTCATATGCCTGCCTCTCGTTGAAGTACCAGCCATGTAGTTCTTGTTGAGTAAGTATTTCTGCAACTTGATGCTCTAGCGAGCACCAGTCAGGTAAGGACGGAAGTGTTCGCATAGTTTACGGGTAACGGTTACGTCTTGTACACAATAGTCTTGCATATCCTCTGACCATTCTTTCCAGTCAGATGTTTTACCAAACTCCCCTTTGTATTCACCCAGGCGGTAACCATAGGCTTCAAGAGAGTGGCGACCGTAAAGTTTCACTGGCATGTGTTTCCAGTTCTTCTTCTTGTCGATGCTAAGCAAGTCTGTGTGATACAGCCGTGAAAGAAGTAGGGTATCCATGACCTTGCCTTCAGGCTTGAACCAAGGATACAGCTTCTTGATAGCAGGTATGTCGTAACCAATGATGTTGTGGCCGATAATACAATCAGCTTCTTCTAACCTTGAGAGACCACGGACGATTGGCTCTTGGCTGCCTTGGTCATTGTAAACCAGGGTTTGGTCAGCTTCGTTATCATAGATGACCAGACAGTGAATGCTGGTAAGATCATACAGAAGTCCGTTTGTTTCTAAGTCAAAGATCAACTGTGACATTCAACGACCGGTCCAACGATACGTCTTATCGACAAACTGCGCCTTTGCTACAGCCTCAGGAGTAGGTGGTTTTGGAGCTTGAAGCACCTTTCCAGTGGGAAGATGAAAATATCGTTCACCATTAGAAGTCGGTGGTAGGGTCGAACTCTTGTTCTGGTTGAGTTTCATTGAATTTACAGGTGGAAAGATCGTAAGTTAGATTACACGCAATGCCAACTTCGCCTGAATAGCGATTCTTGAGGACTCTAACAGTCGTGTCAGACTGTTTGCTTGTGCTCTGTTGATTTCGTTCAAGTGCAATAACTCCGTCAGACAGCTGTGCAATAGCTGCACTTCCTCGCAGCTGTCCAAGTGTAACACGTGCTCCCTCTTCATGGTTTGTATCAGATGATGTTCGCCTGAGGTGGGAGACGAGGAACATGGCAACACCAGTACGTTCAACAAGGGAACGAAGGCGTGTCATGGTGGTGTCGATCATGCGGCGTTCATCACCATCAAGACCAGACAGCAAGATGCTGAGGTGATCTAGAAAGATGATCCGCGCATCAAGACCTGTTGCCAGGTATTCAATTCGGTTGTAGATGAGATCAGGATCAAAAGAACCAAAGCCGTCGAAAAGAAAGAGGTTCCAATTAGCAAGAGTGTCCTGATATGCTTTGGTGAGATCAGATCGTTCATGTTCTCCAAGGTGTAGTGATTTACCAACTGCTGCGGACATTAGTCCGAGAGCTGTGCGGCGATTTGACTCTTCGAGAGCCAGGTATCCAACTCGTTCACCGGAACTAAGAAGGTGAGTTGCCAACTCTCTACAGAAGCTGGATTTACCAATGCCAGATCCTGCAGTAATTGTAACAAGCTCGCCGTATCTGATCCCGTGAAGTTTATTTTGTAATCCGGCGAAAGGGTACTCATGATCAGAGGGTGGAAGTGGAGTGGTTACAAGTTCAAAGAGGCTCTTCCCGTCAATGATTCCATCTGGACGGTAAGGTTTTGCATTCCAAATAGCCTCACGAATCGCTTGAGCGTCATTGGCAACGAGGGCGTCTGACGCATCTTTGTAATCATCCGGGAGCGATGCAATCTTGCATTTGCCAGGTGGTAATACGCTTGCTGCCTCCTCCGTTGCCTTACGGCCTGCCGTGTCATTGTCGAAGAACAGGACAATCTCTTCATAACCCTGGAGCCAGGGGATAACCCGTTGAATCGACTTCCTGGCCGAAGCGGCACCGCTAGGTAAAGATACCATCGGCCACCCCGGCATAGCTTCTTGACATGAAGCTGCATCGAGTTCGCCTTCTGTAATGACAACTCGTTTTCCAGTGGCGGGAAACAAATGTTGTCCAAAGAGTGTGCCTGGGACATTGCCTTCGTAGGTAAATACCTTGTCTTTAGTTTTTACTTTGCAGCCTTCAAGTACTCCAGCATCGCTGAAATAATAGAACCGTAGAACGTCCCCGTCCCTGTGTATCCGGTACTGCTTGCAGACTTTTTCTGAGATACGTCGTTTTTGCAGCCGTTCAGCTGATCCGCGTAATTGTACATTGGTGGACATTTTATGAGTGTGAACATCTTCTTCAGTGTGACCGTACGAATTGCACGAGAAACAAAAAGTGTGTCCATCGGAATACAAAGAATTTGCATCCGATGAACCACAGTGTTCACATGGTAAGTGCCTTACGAACTCGCTCTCGGAGTTGTGCATATGCAGATGCCTGTTTGTCGTGATAATCGAGCCATTCATCAAGGGCAATAATAAACCCATTCATAATGTTGTCTGCTACATCAGGAGTCGTAGCATCCACATCAGCAAGAATGTCAGAGAACTGCTCAGAATAAAACTCAAGAGAACCGTAATTCAAGTTAGCCATGAGATTGGGATGGATTGGTATGAAGACCAAGGGAAGCCGTGTTTTTCACACCACTTCGCATAGGTGGTTTTAGACCCTTTGTAGATTTTGTTAAAGGGTGCTTGAAAGACAAATCGAATATCTAAGTCTGGATTGCTCTTCTTCACTGCGATCATCTTGCGGCGATCCTCGCTTGTCAGGCGTCCCTTTACTTCTAAGTAAACACCATTCGGCAAAAGAAAGTCGGGGATGTAATTGCATTCAAGGATGTATGCGAGTTTGCGTGATTCGTATTCGTAGTTAACTTTCAAGCTAGAGAGCAGGTCAGCGACCTTGCCCTCTAAGCCCGATCTAAACATCAGAAATCATCATCCTCTACTACATCAGCAGAAGGAGTCACGTTAGGATCAGATGCCTTGAAACCAGCAGTCTTACCAAACAACTCAGCCACTGATGCGTCATCCATGTCACCAGTATCCACACCTGCAGAGGTGTTGAGTGCAATCACTTGAATACCAGCAAGCTTCAGGCTAGTGCCGTAAGTAACCCCGTCCTTGAGGATGTAGGGCTTCTGGCGGAAAGCCAGCTTAACCTTAGACCCACCATACAGCGGGGTATCTTCATCAGTGATGATCGTACCTTCAGTATCAACAACCGGAGGACGAGTTTCATCATTCCAGCTGAAGCGAACTTGGTATTGACCATCCTTCACTTCTTCCCAAGGCTCAGGCTTAAGGGTGGAACGTTTGGGGTTCTTCAGTTTGGATTCTGCCCACTTGAGCAGTTCAGTACGCTCATCTTCAAGCGTGTTGATCGTGTCTTGATCGAGAAGTGCCGACAGTTTGTAACCAAACTTGCCAGGTTTCAGTACAGCTTGGAACCCTTCAAGGACAACAGGCTGTTCGGTCTTGTGGATGGTTTGTGCCATTAACAGAAAAAGTAGGTGGATTCGATAACCGATTCAGGCTTAAGATCGCCAATGATCGGTGGGGCAGTCTCCGCACCTATTTGAGATGCGAAGTCATTGAGAAAGTCATGCTCTGCGAACAGGTGCATGTATGTCTCACGTACCAAGGTAGATAGCGTGGACATGTCCGTGGCTCTGCATAACACAGAGTCATGGATAAGTGCAATCGGTGCATCGAAGCGTAACGCAGCTAAGTGCAGCAACGACGCATCAAGGGAATGGATGAGGTTAGGAGCTGTTGCGTTCTTGTGGTGGTTAAGGTCAACTTCATCAGAGTCACCAACGGCAACACGTAAGTTACAAGTACCAAGTAATTGCAACTCAATGCGTTGAATCTCAGGTTTCATCAGCCGTTGAGTTACGACAAACCCAGAAGGTGTAGTCCAAGTTAACTCAGTTGCACCACGTTTGATAGCCTCAGCTACCTCACTTTCGATCCATGTCATTACAGCCATGGGTCCAGGAACTACAACGTTCATTGCGTCCCTGACTGCCTTGACTGTAGCAGTGAGATCATCCTTTTCGATCTCTACGTCACGATCCTTCAATGCTTCACGGATGTATCCACGATTGGAATACGGTTTAGCGTTGTAAGGAACAGTCATCACTACACGCTTGACTGTCTTTCGGTCTATGTACGGTTGAATAGACTCAGGACAGTGGGGCTTAGCAGCCTCTGCAACGACCCTGTAAGCGTCTTGAGGTACGTCGGACGGTAAGACGTTGACAAGGCGTGCTGTAGAGGCATCTCGGGCCAATCCAGCGAGGATCTGAAGACCGCTGCATGTCGCATCTGTAGCGACCATGAGTGAAGTATGTGAACGATCACATGCAATCACACAATGGTAGTACTCTTCACAGGCAGCAAGAAACTGCCAAGGTTCATCGACACCTTCCCAGTTATGCAGATTAGCAATCGGGTCAGTAGCGATGAGCCTAATGAGTTCATGATTCTCTAGCGTCCATGCTAATCGCTCAGCCATGGTTGCTTTATCAAGACCGTAAGTAGTGGCGACCTGAAAAGCTAACCAATCACAGGCGTAGTCATCAACAAAAGACTCATCATGAAACTTTAGTAAGGATTTACCAAAGTCAGTATCTTGCGGAGTAAGAAAAGCTGGGATCGGGTAAGCCCTTCCCCTGTAATCAAAAGACCACGGAATGTAGAACTTCTCTCGATCTTTGAACACCTGCACTGCATTCATCGTCATACGTGTACGGCATGATCGTTGAAAAGACTGTGCATTGATGTTCATAATCTCAGCTGCTCTTCTTCTGTAATCTTTTCTACTCTCTTTGTTCTCCGCAATGTCTACCGGTTTAGGCGGTAGGGGAAGTTCAATAATAGGGATAAACTTACCTACCTCTATCTGTTTACTCATTAAGGTTTCAGCAACCTCAGTAATAAACGGGTTAATACGGTAGGCAACCTTCTGAATCTTGTTCAGAAACTTGATTGGTGTTTCTCCCTGTATACATAACGGACCGCCCCTGCGAACCATGTCATGCCCACGCATCACCTCATTTAGCAGGTACCCACCCGGCTGTACATAACTCCAATCATTGGGAGGAATCAACATCGGCCAAGTCACTGGACTGAATAGCTCAGCAGTTGCTATTACCTCATCCTTGATTTCAAGAAACTCAGGTGTAGGCACAATGTAATTCTGACGCTTGCGTCCTTCCTGCCTCATGTCACGCATGAACCAGTTAGTTGCCTCGCAGATACAATCAAGTAACCAACCACCTAATTTAACACGGTTGGCTCTACCCCATGCCTTCCAGTGTTCAACATCATAACGATTCATCAAGGTAGTAATAACCTTGACCTTCTGATGAGTACCAATGGACTTATGCCAATAGTTCTCTTTCAATACGTTAAGCAGTCCAGGTACAGTGCGCTCATAATGACGCATCATGCACTCGTTCTCAAGTGCCTGACCGATTGCATCGGCTACATTCTGAACTTGTGAACACGAAGGTTTAACGCTGAAGACCTTATCAAAAGTAAGCTTGCTTGCGATAGCTGCTGCTACCTCAGGTTCAACATCAGAAAGATAATGTTGAATCTCAGCAAATGCTGTGCCGGTTTTACCTTCATGGATTCGGTTAGATGTAGCTTGGATTCGCTTAACAACAAGCGGAATCAGTGTTTGAACTGATGCTACACCATAGATAGAAGCACTGGCGTAATCTTTCTCCTCTAGCTTACGTGTGTTATCACGTAATGCCTTGAGTCCTTGACGTATTTGTTCACGTTCAAGAAGTACTTGCTCCTCAATTTGTGCAGGTGTTGGCATAGGCAGAGTTTACAGTGTCGGTATCATCAGCGAGCTGGTCCATTGCCAGCTGTAGGATCTCATCACGATGGGGATGATTCTGCAGTTGTGCACACAATTCGTGCAACCGGCGATAGTAAACTTTAGTCGTCATTGTCAGGTTTCTCACAAGTAAGGTGGTGGATTGCTTCGTGATCACAAACAGTAAACTCAATGTCAGGCGTATGCATTAGCTGGCTGACTTTAGTTTGTGCTGCGGATCTACGCATGTAGACGTGTTCTTGAACCTTGTAGGTCTTGGTGTCACGTACCCGTATGATACAACATACGGATGAAGGTAACTCCCAACCACCTACTTTCCAGTCCATTACCTCCTCAAAAGAATGCTGTTCAAACATCTCATCTGGTGCGTCCTTGTACATGTCGTAGTTGTTGGGAAAGTAACGCTTACCACTCATCGGATTGCCTCACATTGATTAGTTTGTCGTTGCGTTCTTGGGACAATTCTAGAGCCATCCATGCGGCTTGCTCAGAATCGGGCGCTAATAGATGAATAGTGCCTGAACTTAGCGTGACTTCGTATAAACGGGGTTGATGATTGTGAATCATTGTTTAAACTTTTCAATGATCTGTACGACCATGAGATCACGTGAATCTTCACGATCTAGTAAATCAATAGCACAGTTGTAAGCAGAAGTTTCGTTGGGATAATACTCCACAACTTCATGACTTTCAAGGACAGCAAACATTACTTCCTGGTGGTACGTTTACGTGTAGGCGATGAAACTTTAGGGGCTTCATCTTGAGTAGGTTCAGCTGGTGCTTCGCTACGCTCAACTACGTCCATGCTCAAGGTTTGCAGAGGTAGCTCGCTAGCTCGCATGTACGCATCATGGAACTCTCGCTGCAGTTCTTGATACTGAGCGACAGTAGGTGTGCCTGCATCTTTGTAGTGATACAGCCACGCTTCGACTGCATTGAGTAGCAGCCATTCACGGGATCGAGTAAGTGTTTCAGTCATCCAAGTTCGTTAGCGTAAACAATGTCGATGTTGCCATCATCATACACATTTATGAAGCGACAAGCATTAGTAAATGCCTCTTCGTATGTATCGTAGGCAGCAAGAAGTTCATCCTTGCTTGGTGTACGTTCAACAACGTAATAGTAGGACTTGTCAGTCATTCAGAGAACTCCAATGCAAGGGATTTAAATTCATCAAGCCAGCCACTAATAAGACCAGCTTCCTTCTCAGTTACATGCTGCATGATCTCATCATTACAACATGCACGATTGAGTACCTTGATGATAGGTTTGAACTCATCAGGGAATGTAGGTACTTTGATTGCAGTAGAAACTTGTTCAGTCATCAGTTAAAAGATCCTCAAAGAATGCAAGCTCATCAAACATGTCGGGGTCATCATCAATACGTGACCACTCAAGTTCAATCTGTTTCATGTATTCTTCATCAGTCATTCCAATTCTCCTTACATGTGGTGGACAGGTAGTAGTAAGCACGACCATGCTCAGCTACTTGATACTCACGCAGCATAGCGTAAGCTTCAGTACGTGTGTCGTACTCATCACAGGTCTCATCATAGCGACCCGATTGACGGTTGATGTAGTAGGTCATCAGAACTCCTTGTAAGTGTGCAGGTTAGTGTTCATCGGGACAACATCAAGAACACGCTCATGTCCTTGTGCTCGTGCATTACCCATGCTCCATGCTTCCATAACTGAGCGAGCAGTTACGTATTCACAGGCACAAACATCACGACCCTTGGTGTAAAGAACTTGGTACTCCATCAGTAGTAAACCTCCTCATCAATACGAGACAACAATTCATACACAAACAATGTATGATCCGGGTAAGTCCTTACTGTTTGATAGCTTGCATTGATGCAAAGGTCTAAGTAAGACTGATCAGGTGCAGGGTTGATGTACTCCATCACGCTGCCTCCGCATCAGCAAGGGCAGCCTCAAGTGCATCACATCGGTTACCCCATGTGACCTTGGTGTACATGTCATCAGCGATCATGAGTTGCTCTTCTGCATACTCAAGTTGCTGACGCAAGTATTCAATGTTGGACATAACTAACTCCATGTGAAAGAACATGTAGCTAAGAAAGCTACAGAAAACCCACTCGATTGAGAAGGGTTGAGTGTAACTATCAGCTAAAGATGTAGCCGTTGGTGAACTCCTCGGTGTTGTACACCTTGCTAGTACCCGCTTGGCCTACGAACTTGTGAATGTACCACGTGAAGTTCTTCTGGAAGATACCTTCACCAGCAATGCAGAACTCCGTGCAGATAGCATTGAGTCGGGACTTCGTGGTGTTTGATTGCCAACCACCATCAAAGACCTGCACATCAGTATCAGAAACCTTGGCAATCAGGTTGCCATGGAGATACACACTATGCACACCGTCTGCGTCCTTGCTGACACGAGTGTTTGCCTTGGACCAGTGCTCGCAATCGTTGCTGATTGCAGCACACATTTCACGCTCGATCTTACGCATGTTTGGAATGGACGTAGTGAATGAATGTAGCTTGTAGGCTACAGGAAAGCGTCGGATTAGTGACGCTTAAGTGTAACCAACAGTCGAGTGTAACGAGATGTTAGGGCTGAAGATCAGGCCAGTTGAAGGTAAGAAGTACGCTTGTTGTTAACGCAGTTCTTGTTAACCCAGAACCCAAGCGACATGTTGGGATTGAGCAACAGGTTCATGATAGCCCGGCGGCTAACGTTGGTGTACTCATACTCGTAGCCGTTCTCAAACGTAACGTAGGCAACACCGTTGAACGGGTCAACCTGCAGATACGAGACAGCATCAGAGGTACGAGGAGCAATGTTGAAAGTAGGCATGTTGTGAAAGTGTAACGATGAAATGTGTTGCGACCTTGTGATCGCAATGACCATAGCCCGACTCAAACGGGCGGCCTGTCGGTGCAGGGCATGGCCGGTGCCTTGAGCATACTTGTAGGGCGCCTGAGGCTCGGCGCCAGGTAACGTGTCTACCACACCTCCCGGTCAAGTACCCATGCCGGTCGTCGCTGCCTACCGGTTGCTCCGGAAGCGGTGTGCTTATGCAGTTGTCGAGGTTCTGAGGACCGGCAGAGCTGGCGGTGGAGCTTACGAGACTCTCCTCCCCCTTAACAGGGAGAGTCGAGTATGCGTAACCGTCCAGCCAGCTGCTGTGTTGCCATCCTACACGGTGTCGAGCCGGTTTGGCGGTGGACAGTCGGTTAAAGTGGCACAATGGTGGTGGATGACTGGCGTTGAACCGTTGCACCGCAATGGTTATAACCGTTGCTTATCGGTCTCATCAGCAATGCTAATAAAGGCACGACAGATCGCGTCAAATCCAAGTCAGGCCAAGCGGTTTCAGCCGGTCAAGCACGGTTCAGAGCCGGTCATGGCAGCTCGCTGGCTCGCTGAGCGCCCGTTGTGCGCGGGTTACTACGGGCGAGGGCAGGCGTTGCACCGGCGCTACACCGGCACGGGGGCGGGTTACAACGCGCGTGCGCCTGCGGC